ATGATTACGCAGGAAGCGCAGGACCAAGAGCCGGTGCAGATGGCCGCCGCATCGTTCAAAATGTTCACGGCTATCTCAAGGCTGTATCTGCTGCGGCAACGAGACGTCGCCAAGGGCGTTCTGTTCATCGTTGGGCTCGTAGGTTGTCCAGTAATCCAACCAATATCCTTGAAGATTACTCCCAGCTTCATGGACGCCCCGCAGCACTAGGTGTGAGGAGTCTTGACGATTGCTAGTCTTTGAAGCTTCGGGAACAGCCCGCTACCCAAATGATACCCACAGGCTTCTTTGAAGGCTGAGGTTAACCGCCGGATGGCAGGTTCCAGCGGAGTTCGTAGACGAGGCGGACACGCGCGAGCTGACCGACGGTTACGTGGTGACTGGTGTCGAGTACGACAGAGACGGCACCCGCCGCGCCTACCACGTTCGGCCCCAGCGGCCGACCGACCTCTTCTCGGGCGCTCACGAGTCTATCCGAGTTCCCGTCGAGGACATGATCCACGTCTTCCGTCCGCTCGGCCCCGGGCAGGTGCGCGGGGTGTCGCAGCTCGCACCCGTTCTCTCCACTCTCTCCGAATACGACCAAGCCAGCGACGCGCTGCTGGTCGGCCTGAAAGTGGCGGCCATGCATGCGGGCTTCATCGTGGATGCCAACGGCACCGGGGGCGGGGTCTACGACGGCCATCCCACCGAGGGCGGCATCACCGAAGTGGGGCTGGAACCCGGCGCGATGTACCGGCTCGGTCTCGGCGAGGACGTCCGCTTCAATACGCCCGATCAGGCCAAAGACTCCGCCGCACTCCTGAAGACCATGCGCCAGCAAATCGCCGCCGGGCTCGGCGTTCCCACGCACCTGCTGGACGGGGATCTCAGCGACGCGAACTACAGCTCGCTCCGTGCGGGCCTGCTGCCGTTCCGGGCCAAGGTGGAGCAGTTCGTCTACCACACGCTGGTCCCGCAGTTCCTCGACCCGACCTTCCGCCGCTTCGTGACCGACGAATACCTCGCCGGGCGGCTGAACATTACCAACCTCGCCCCGGCCCTGACGGCCGAGTGGCTGCCGCCGCGCCATGCACAAGTCGACCCGCAGAAGGACATGGCCGCTGCCGAGGCCGCCCTGCGTTTGGGCCTCACCAGCCGTCGTCAGGCCGTGGGGCAGATGGGCTGGAACGTGGCCGAGCTGGACGCCGAGAATCGCAGCCGACCGTGCCCGTGAAGCCAGCCTCGGCCTCAACTTCAGTGTAGGGGGCACCGATGCCGCTGGATGATCCGATGATCCGAGCCGCCGCCACCCGGCCCAACTCCTACGACCCGGAGACGCGGACGGTATCGGCGGTCATTGCCACGGATCACCCGGTCACGCGGCGCGATGCCCGTGGTCCATTCCTCGAAATCCTGACGGCCGACACGCTCGACAGCTCGGCCGCAGAAGGTCTGCCCGTCCTAGACAGTCACCGGATTGCCAGTGTCCGTGACCAGATTGGGCGGGTTCGGTCCATCGCCGTGGAGGGTCCCTCTGTCCTCGCCCTCCTAGAGCTGACGTCTGCCGAAGATGCTGCGCCCATCGTGCAGCGGATCGCGGACGGCACCGTGAGCGGAGTCAGCATCGGCTATCGCGTCACGGGATGGACCGAGAAATTCTCGCCAAGAGGCCGGACGAAGAGCCCGACCGGCTGGCGGATCACCGAAGTCACTCTGACTTCCAACCCGGCCGACCCCACGGCCCGCCTGAGGCAGAAGGAAAACGATATGCCCGATACCATCGAAACCCTCTCGGCCGACGAGGCCGAGCCCCAGCGCCGGAGAGACATCCGGGGTCTGGTCCGCTCTGCCGGGCTCGGCCCGGAAGTGGCCGACGAGCTCATCGACCAGAACGCCGACATGACCGCTGCGAAGGCGGCTGATTGGGACGCCATGGAGAGCCGCCGCCGCTCGGCCCCTGTCATCCGCACCCACGCACCCGCAAACGATGACCCCGCCGTGATCCGCCAGCGTCGCGAAGAGGCACTGCACGTTCGCATGGCGGGGGGAGAACCCGCGCCCGAGGTCCGGCCCTACTTAACCGAGTCCTTCCTCGACATGGCTCGCGATAGTCTCGCCCGGGCGGGCGTCTCCACGCGAGGCATGACGGCCGACGAGACCTTCACCCGGGCGGGCGAGCACACCACGTCTGACTTCCCGCTGCTGGTTTCCAACGCCATGGGCAAGTCGGCCCTCGCCAGCTACCACGCCGCCGAGAGCCCGCTGAAGCGTCTCGGTCGCCAGCGAAGCCTCAGCAACTTCAAGACCGCCACGTCGATCCGGCTGGGCGAGATGGGGCGGCTGGAAGAGCTGGGCGAGTCCGGTGAAATCACCCACACCAGCCGGGCCGAGAACGGCGAGACGATGCGCCTCAAGACCTACGCCCGGGGGCTGAACGTCTCGCGCCAGCTCCTGATCGACGATGACCTCGGAATGCTCGGCGACATGACCGCTGCCTTCGGCGAAGCTGCGGCGCAGACCGAAGCGGACATCATGGTCGACCTCATCACGGGCAACCCGGACCTCAGCGATGGCGTGGCTGTCTTCGACGCCACCCGTGGAAACCTCGCCGGAACCGGCCTCTCGCTCGGTTCGGAGGCGACATGGCGGCGCTGGAAGCTGCACGGAAATCCATGCGCGGCGTGACCGGGCTGGATGGCAAGACGCTCATCAATGTCACGCCCAAGTTCCTGCTGGTCGGGCCGGAGCTGGAGTCGGCGGCCGAACGGCTGCTGGCCTCGATCTACCCCGCAACGGTGGACGACGTGAACGCCTTCGGCTCCAAGCTGAGCCTGCTGGTGGAGCCCCGCATCACCGACGAACGCTGGTACGTCTTCGCGGACCCGGCCCGCCTCGCTGCGATCCAATACGGCTACCTCAGCTCGGCTCAGGGCGTGCAAATCCAGCGCGCCGAGGCATGGTCCACGCTGGGGCTGAAGTTCCGGGCATGGCTCGACTTCGGCGCGGGCTGGCTCGATTGGCGGGCTGCCTACCTCAACGAAGGGGCCGCCTGATGGCCCTGACGGTGCCCGAGCTGACCGCCGCCCGTGACGCGCTCCTGAGGGCGCGCGCGGACGGCGTGCGGCGCTACAGGGACCAGAACGGCGAAGAGGTCGAATACCGCTCCGACAGCGAAATGGCCCGCGCTCTGGCCGCCCTGGACTCGGAGATCGCCCGGGCCGCCTCGGCCCGGCCGACGACGCTCCGCTTCATCACCACGAAAGGACTCTGAACCATGAAGACCTATGTGCAGCCCGGCGAGCGGATCACCGTGACCGCCGCAGCCGCCGCCAGCGCCGGAGACGGCGTCCTTATCGGCAACCTCTTCGGCGTGGCCTTCGGGGACGCCGAGATCGGCGACAGCCTCACGCTGGCCACCACGGGCGTCTACACCATGCCCAAGGTGAGCACCGACGCCTTCACCGTCGGGGCCGTCGCCTTCTGGGACGATAGCAACGGCGTCGTCACGACCGATGACGATACAGGCAGCAACGCCCGGATCGGCCTCGCCGTGACCGCCGCCGGGAACCCCAGCGCCAGCGTCAACGTCCGGCTCGACGGCTGAGACGATGCCCGAAGTCCTCGCCCAAATTACGAGAGCCCCCCTGCCGCCGCCGACGCGGCGGGGGCTCAATCGTGAAGAGGCGGCAGCCTACATCGGAGTTGGTACGTCGAAGTTCGACACGATGGTCTCGGACCGGCGGATGCCGAAGCCCAAGAAGATCGACGGGCGGCGGGTTTGGGATGTGCGCTCTTTGGACCTTTTTTTGAAGCCTTGCCCGGCGGAGAAGACTCGGACCAAAATCCTTGGGACAACTAGATGCCCGAGGATTCCATGCAATTGCGATTGAAGTATGTGGTCGAAGACGTCGACCGGCACGGCAACGTGCGCCTCTACTACCGCCGCAATGGCACTAAGACCCGCTTGCGCGGGCCCGTCGGCTCGCCCGAATTCCTGATTGACTACCGCCGAGCCGCTGCTGGCCCAAAAGAGGTTCGGGGCCACAAGGCCCGTGTGGGACGCGTGGTGCCTCGCAGCCTCAAATGGCTTTGTGTCCAATACTACAAGAGCGCCATGTTCACTGAGCTGGACCCTCGGACGCAGAAGGTCCGCCGCTCGATCCTTGAACGGTTCTGCGAGCACAAGAACGATGGGGACAAGCCATTCGCCCTTCTATTGCCGCGCCACATCCGCGTCCGGCGAGACGAGATGGCCGACCGACCCGAGGCGGCCAACGGCATGGTGAAAGCCCTTCGCCAGCTCTACCGCTACGCGCTTCGCTACGACCATCATGACGATAACCCGGCAGACAAGGTGGAATACCTGAAAGGCGAACCGGACGGATTTCACTCGTGGACGCTCGCCGAGATCAAGAAATTCGAGGATGCACATCCGGTTGGCTCCCCTGCCCGCCTTGCCCTGGCACTCGCACTATACACCGGTCAGCGCCGCGCCGATCTCGTCACGCTTGGCAAGCAGCATGTCCGCGATGGTTGGCTCATTTTCACCCAGCACAAAGGTCGGAACCGCAAGCCGGTGCGCCTAGAGATCCCGGTGATCCCCGAGTTGCAGCGAATAATCGACGCCACCCCGACGGGCGATCTGAATTTCCTTGTGACCGCCTTTAATCGTCCGTTCACGTCGAACGGCTTCGGCAACCGATTCCGTAAGTGGTGCGATGATGCTGGGCTTCCGAACTGCTCTGTCCACGGGCTCCGAAAAGCCGCCGCGGCGCGTCTGGCCGAACTTGGCTGCACGGAGCAAGAGATCATGGCGATCACCGGCCACGCCACCAGCAAGGAAGTCACTCGATACACCCGTGCGGCGAGTCAGAAGACCCGCGCCGAGAGCGCGCTTCGCCGCTTCACTGAAGAACAAAACTCGGACAAAAGTGTCCCACTTTCGACGGCGGTTGTTTCGGGCGGGACAAAATCGCATCCTAACTGA